AGCATCACCTATTGTTGAGATGTCAACTGTTTTGAAATCTCTTAGGTAAGATACTTTTGCAAAGTCAGGATCTACTAATAGTAATGTTCTTTCTCTACTAAAGTTAGAAGGTACTATTTTAAGCTCACCAAAATCTGATGCGTAAATAGAAACAGAAGCCTCTACTGTGTTTGCATCAATCATTTGTCTAGCTGAACTTCTACCTGTGAAACCAGAAATTACTTGCTTGTTTACAGGGCCGCATATTGCCATTGAAGGCTCGCCACCGTTTGTGAAACAAGATTGTAATACTGCTTTAAGTAAAGTTTCAGTTAAAGCTCTTTGAGTTCCATCTGTAGGAGCTGTACCGCCACCAGTAGGAGCGCCTGCTGCTGCTTTACTTACATTGGATTTCATCCAAGATTCAAAGCCACCAGTTTTTCTAGCTGTTGTTGCGTTACCAGTTGTCTTACCACCATTTTGACAGAGAGCTGTTTCCATATCTCTTTTTAGTGCTTTAGACATAATAGCAAGTTGATGAGCCATTTCTGACTTTTTACCTGCTGGATCACTAGACTGTTGTGAGCCTGTTACAGTTGCATCTCTTGATGAGATCATTGCCACATTACTTACTCTTGTGGTAGCAGTCGCAGCAGTTCTTGAAAGTTCAAAACCTTCTAACTGACCAGTTCCGCTTGGAGTTGGTAATGATTCTGTTTGCCAATCAAAAACTACATTCTTGATTGAGTTTTTTCCGATTGATGACATAAACGGAGTTTGCTGTGGAGAAATGTTATAGATAACATCACTTAGTTGTTCTCTATCAGCAGTCGCGCTATATGTATCAAAAGCGTTAGTTACTTTAGCCATATTTTTTCCTTATAAAAAAAGTTTATATTAATTGTTCAAAAAGTTTAGCTGCATCTTGCACTTTGCCAGTTTTAGCTAATCTTTGTTTTGCTTTTTTCACAGGAGTTGTAGATTTTGGAACATTTGAAGTGCCAGGTCGTGCGGTACGAGCTGCCGCTTTCTTTTCAGTTGGCTTAACTTTAGTCGCTTGTTGTGTTTTATGTTGTAACCATGCGTTTCTTAAACCAAGTAAAACTCGGTAGTCATAAACGCTGTCCATTTCTTGTGGTGTATACCCAAGAACATTAACACCGTAATCCCGAATTGACATCTTTTCTTTTGATGCCACCTCGTTGTCTTGCCATTCTGGAATTTGGTCAAGCAGTTGTTTGTTACCGTATTCAACAAATTGTTGAAGTTTCTTTTGCTGCTCCACTTGTGATTCTTGTTGAACCCTTTGTGCCTCAGCTTGCACGGCTTGTAACTTCTGCTTTTTCTCATTCCAAACATCCTTTTCACGGACATAAGCAATAGGATCTGCTTCGTAAAGTGTATTCCAATCTGGCTCGTTTTCTAACTCGCCCTTCAAAGTAGCTTCCATTCTTGGTAACAACTGTGAATAAATTGCATCTTTTTGAGAAACCTCTTGTTGTTGAGCCTCTATAGCTTTTCGCTGTTCGGCCAACTCCTGAGTTTTTCTCGTATAATCTCTTTGGCGACTGTATCCGTTTTGGAGTTCTTCAAGCGTAACCTCTGTATCTTCGCCATCTACTTTGATTGTATATAGCTGTGGTTGCTCGGACTCCTCTTCTTCTACTTGATCTTCTTGGAGTTCTTCTGCATCTTCTTCAACTTCATCTTCAACGATTTCATCATCTTCAATGACTTCCTCTTCAACGACTACATCTTCTGATGCCTGTTCTATTTCGTTTTCTGGTTGTTCCTCTGGAGTCAAAAAACTTTCAAAAGACTGTTCAGCCTCTTGCATATCTGTTTGTAAACCAGTCGGCTTTGCGTTATTGGTCATTATTCATTCCTTAAAATGTAAAGTAATATTTTACTATACTATTTATAGTTTACACAACTTTATGTAGTCTGCCTAATTGTGATTTTGTAATCTTACCCTTCTCTACAATAATGCGGAGATGTTTTTCAACTTCGGGCAACAGCTTAATAGCTTTGTGTAAATCTTCTCTTGTGCTTATATCATCTCCTTTAGAAGATAACCATAAGTTTGTGTATTCATCTTTAAGTATTTGTATTGCGTTTTTAAATGTTTCAGAGTTTAGAATTAACTCTGCTTCGTTAGAATGTAATATTTCTTCTTGTGATGCCATTAACTAAATAAACCACGAATTGGTTGTGCAATACTAAAGTCTGATCCGTTTGAAATCATTGGTTGGTTTAAAAAAGGATCAAAATTATTAAATGAATTTATATCTTCTATAAATCTTGGTTCTTCAAAAACTGGTAAATCATCATTCATTATAAATTTTGATATGTCTGGAATTTGAGGAATATTAATATCTTCTATTCGGGGTTCGTTTATTCTTTGTATAGACATAAAATCATCCATAGTATCTCTATTTTCTAAACCACTAATAAGCGGTCTTTCTAATATTTCTCTTTCAGGTATTATAGAGGTGTTTAAAGCAGGCCCGCCAATATTAACAGGTGGTACAAACTCATACATTGGTTCATCTAGTCTTTCTATAAACATTTCATCACGCATAGCATCTCTATCTTCTAAACCTCTAATAAAAGGTCTTTCTATTACATCACGATCAACTATTAAGGAGTTATCTATTTCTGGGCCACCAATATCTCCTTTAAATGAATCTAAAATATTTTGAATCCCACCAAAATCAAAGGGTTTGTAATTTCTTAAAAAATCTTGTGGTGGTGGAAATCTTATATCATCTAAAATGTTTATGTTGTCGCCTCTTCCACCGCCAATAATATTAGGTGGTAGATTTATATAGTCTGGTTCGTTTGCATCAAATGCCCTATCTGGTGGTGGTGGAGGAATATTTGGCAAACCACTTACTATTGGCGGTAGATCTCTTTGTGTATAACCTTGTGGCCTTGCAGCTGAATAACTTACGCCTGGCGCAATCATGTCAGGCACATTTTCTCCACCAGCTATAGAACGCGCATAGTTAAGACCACTTGTAAAAGTGGGATCGGTTGTAGGTACAACTGTAGGTACAACTACTTGTCTATCTCCGCCTGGTATTCCTATTGCCATAACCTATACTTTACTCCATTCTTTGCCTTCATACAATAAGGCCTCTGCTTCTCTTCTTCGTACTAAACCTTGTAAAACTTTACCACCAGCTTTATTCCAGCGTTTAATTTGTGAAGGTACTTCATCAAACTCTCTATTATTTAATTTTTTTAACATGGTTGAAGAGTTCAGACTGCCTGCACCTAGATTAAATGTCCAAGACACCAAAGCATCAAATTGACATTGCACCATAGCAACTTTAACTGCATCATTTACAGCTTTTTCAAACACCTCTACATCTTTTAATAATAGCTTGTCCGCTTCTTCTTGGGTAAGAGTATCGCCTTCTTTTACACCCTTAGTAGAGCCGTATCCTATTGTCCACACATCAGCTGCGCACTTGTAAGCCTCTAGCTCACAACCCTCAAACTTTTTAATTAAAGACAACCCTTCTTGTGATATTTTCATATTAGTCTTTTTTGTCGCTGGTATTAGATGCACCAAAATAGAACGAAATAATTGCACTTGCCAGTCCTCCTAAATAACCAAGGACTAAATTAATTAGTGCCTCGCTGTTTTGCTCTGGTGGTTGTAGCGTTACAAGAAATATGTAACCAAGAAAACCACCTATAATAGCTACGCCAATAACTCTAGCAGTCCAGTCTTTGCTAAACATACTTCTAGCATTTTGTTTGTCTTGTGTTTCTAGTTTAAAAACATCAACATCAAGTTTTTTCATTTGTGTTTCAAACTCTTGTTCAGCTTTTTTAAGCTCCATCATTTGTTCTGGTGTTGCGTTTTGTATTGCTTGTTGTACGGATTTTTGATCGTTAGATACGCCCAAGACTTCTGCTATCTTACCCATTGCCATACCGCCTAGAGGCCCACTAATAGCTGTGCCTAGTGTTGGTGCTACAGCTCCGATTATGTTTTTTAAAATACTTTTCATAAAATTACCGTGATTACTGCAATAGACAAAGCACCAATAAAACCAAAGACACCAAAGGTTGCCATCTTGATAGTATTATTGATTGCTGCTATTTCTTGTTTTATATCTGCAAACTCATTGAAAGCTGTTTTCCAGCGTTCACCGTTCTCTTTTTTAGAAACTGCCAAGTCGGCAGCTACATCACTTGCTGTTATTTTTTTTGTAGTCATGCGTTTGTATAGATTTTTAAATATTTACTTTTGCCTTTAACTTTTATCGGTCTTAGTGATTTTAACTCAAAATCACAATTTTTTGCAGTATTTTCACCAATTAGTATATCAACACCAACATCCTTAGTTGCCGACTCTAATCTTGCTGCGGTGTTTACACAATCACCAATAGCTGAGTAATCAAACCTAGTATCGCTACCCATGTTGCCTATGACAGCTTCACCAGTATTGACACCTATGCCAATTTTTAACGGTATGTCAGTATCTTGCATATCTTTTTGTATTTTTTGTGCAGCAAGTATTGCTCGGTTCTGATGTTGTGGTAAATCTATAGGTGCATTAAATATAGCCATCATTGCATCGCCTATGTATTTATCAACCATGCCTCCATACTCCTGAACTGCATTTGATTGAATCGTTAGTGCTTGGTTCATTAACTCAGTAACTTGTTCTGGTTGTAATTGTTCTGACAAAGAAGTAAATCCTCTGACATCTGTAAATAAAAATGTTGCTTCTTTTTTTTCGCCACCAAGTTTTAATAAACTAGGATCATCTTGTAATTGTTTTACTTGGCGTGGATCTAAATAATGTTCAAACTGTTTTTTTATCTCTTGTCGCAATTTATATTGTTTTTGGTAGTTAAGATAGAAAGAAATCGTTGAAGTTATGATTTGTGATACAAAAGTCCATGAAAAATCAATCAAAACACCCTTTTGGATGCTAAAAACTCCTGAGATGCCCGTGGTGAGCAAGATAATTCCAAATATACCTGCACCCTTAACTACATTGAAATAATTGATTGTGAGCCATGTCAACGACACAAAAATTAGCAAAATCAAAATTTCAGCCGCCAAGTGCCAATCTGGTATGTAAGGAGAGTTTTGTATCAAGATTGACTCAGATAATGCTGCTTGAATCTTATGTGGTTCTAATAAACCAACAGGAGTTGCAACTTGTGGCATGACTCCATTAGCAGTTACGCCAACAAAAACAAATCTACCAGCAACATTCATTTCTTGCAGATCAGTTTGTGGTGTGTCAACCCAACTAATCCATTTACGACCAAGGCTATCTGTTTTGATTGGCGGTATTCCTCTGATTGATATTTCTTCTATACCATTATCATTAGTTTTTATAATGTAGGTTTTTACATCAAACAAAGATTTATATATCTGTGTACCAAAACTAGGCATCCATTCGTTGTTAGGTGTTTTTACTAATAAAGGTATTTTGCGAACAAGTTGGTCTACATCTGTGGGAGCAATAGCTAAACCAGTTAGCGTGTTGTTTGCTAATAGAGGAAGGTTTTGTTTTACTCCCGAACTAAGTATACCACCATTATTATTACCCATAACAACCGTGCCAGGTGATGCAGGGAAGTTACCCTTGCCATCTTCAAACATAGCTATAACCGATGGGCCATAAGCAAGTGCTTCTGCAAACACCTCATCACCACCCATGCGATCTGGTTGCGGAAAAGATATAACCCAACCAATGCCTATTGCGCCTTTGTTAATTAAGTCTGCTTGTATTTGTGCAAGTCTTTGTCTAGGTAATGGCCAACCGCCTTCGCGCTCTACATCTTCTTCGGTTATGTTAAGTATGACAAAGTTACCAGATGGCTCTGGTGTTGTTACAAAGGTATCAAAGATTTTTAGTTTTAGTATTTCTGTTGGCGTGCTTTGGAACAGCAAGGGCAAACTTAGTATTATAAGTAATGGTAATAAAAGTTTATTCATTAATTACTTTGAGTGATAGTAATAACACTATCGCTGCCTCCGTTGACTTTAATTATATTAGATACGCCATCTTGTATCAAAATGACCGTGTAGGCATTACTACCATCTAAATCTATTCTTACACTTTCATTTACTTTTCTTCTAAGACTTACAACATTACCAGTTATAAGTGCTGTTATCTGTGTGTCGGGATCTTTGCCCAAAAGAGTACCAGATATTTGTGTACTGGTTGCTTGTGCTAACTGATCTTCATCATCTGCTACAGCCAAGGCATCAAGTACATTTAATAAATCTTCTAGGTAGTTTACATCCAAATAATTTATATCTAGTTCTGTAAATTCTAAACTATCTTCTTTTAAATAATCCTCTGCAAGATAGTCTATATCTAAGTCGTTAAAATCAAGTACGCTATCTGTTTGTGTGCTGGTAGCTTCTTCTTCTATAACCACTTCTTCTTTTGGTGGTGTAACAATAAGCATATTGTCTATAACATCTAGCGTTAAATCTAAGATAACTGGTTTGGTTGGCGTTGACTCAAATACGCTTACGGTTGTAGCTTCGTAGGGTTTGTTTAGCGTTACTGTTCCCATGCCTGTTGTTACAAGTATCTCGCCACTAGATAAACCAAAGGCATCTGGCAAAAGAATAATTAAACTACGACCAAGTTCATCAACGGTTGCAGTAAAGTCAGTACCACGAATAGCTATATTAGCCGTAGGTGTCTTTAGTGTAATGTTTTGTTTATCTATGCGGTTTAAAGAACCAGTAATAAACCTGGCTGTACCAAGTCCAAAAGTAAGTGCCATCTTTGCTTTACTTGGATCAGGATCGTAGATGTATTCATCTATTAAGAGTTGCGAGTGTTCGGTTAGTTTTACAACAGAGTCATCCAAAAAGGTTATAGCCATACGGCCGTTTTTGGTTATCGCCTCATCATTGCTTTGTATAGCAAAATCAAGATCAGCATTATAGGTTTTATCTCTGACTATTTGAGCTGAACCGTTTAGCTCAGATATATCGCCAATATTAGCAGCTTGTGCTTGTACCTTGGTCGTTTTGGATAACGCAAACAGTAGAAGCAGAAGTACCAGAAACGGATATGATTTTGAGCCAGTCATTATCTTGTGTACTCAGTTGTGAAATATTAAAAGTTCTTGAACCACCAGTATGATCTAACCAAAAATATCCACCTGCTGAGGCATTAACACCTGTACCTGTATAAGTTACTGTATTATCAGAACCATCTATATCCATGTAGTTAGTAGCGCCATCAATGTTTATATTGGATGTAACTGTGTTGTTTGAGCCATTAATAATCCAGTCCAAGTCAAGTGATGCAGCTAAAGCTGTTGTACCTTGATTTAATGTAAATGTATTACCACTACCTGTAACATCAACATTTTGGTTTGAGCCATCAGCACTATAAGTATCTGTAGGATCTACTTGAATAGTAAATAAGTTAGTGCCGCCATCAAACTCATAGAAACCTGTAAATGTGTCAGCGAATATATCACCAAGAAACTTATTAGTTGCACCAATCATGTTGATGTCTAAAGTCATGGTGTTTCCATCCAAATCAAAAGCATTAA